CATATCCATGTTTGAGGAAAGGGGTTGACCTATGGCGAGAACAGCATGGCTGGACCGTATGGTGCGCCGGGTTCGTGATGCGGACACCGAAGAGGAAGCCCGCGAGGCGACCAAGGACTTTATCGACCCGACCGGCGCGCCAAACGGCGGCGGCGGTCCCGATGACGGTGACACTCATATCCATCTCCACATGGGCAAAGGTGGCGAAGCGGGAGGCGCAGGTATGGCAGGGGATGACGACCCGCCGATTGATACGGGTGCTGGCGGGCAGCCGGATATCCAGCAACTCGCTGCCGCCGTTGCCGAATTGTTGCAACGCGTCGAGCAACTCGAAGGCGGCGGCGGTAGCAACGGCGGCGGGGAGAACGGTGACGACGGTGAGGATGTCGAACTGGAAGACCCGGAAACCAAGGATCGACGGAGGTTCCGTATGCGGCGCGGTGACGCCATGACGCGTGATGATGACATTCCGGTGCCGGAACGCTTGGGTGAGGATATGGTCGGCGAAACCGATCTGCCCGGTCTGGAAGACCTGAAGCAGGGTGGTTCCACGGGTGACCGTCGCCGCTACCGTGATTACGCGCGGACCCACGATTCGGCGGATGCCGAAGACCTGTGGAGTGACACGATGGCGGCGGCCGAGATTCTTCAACCCGGTGTCAAGGTTCCGACCTTTGATGCGCGGTTGACCCTCGAAAGCACCGCGCGCCGTCTGTGCGCGTTCCGCCGCCGGGTACTGGATCACGCGCTGAGTGACGACAACACTAAGGCGATCATCCACGACGCGATCGGCACGATCGACACCAAGACGCTGACTTGTGACAGTGTCAAAATGGCGTTCAACGCCGCCGCCGCCCAGGTTCGCGTGCTCAATCGTGGCGGTATGACCCGGCAGGCGGTGACGCGTGACAGTGGGAACGGTGTCGCCCGGCGCGGCCCACCGACAATTTCCGAGATGAACGCGCAAGCCAAAGAGTTCTGGAACACCCGGAACACCAACGGCGCAACGCGGTAACAGTCACTTTTCGGGTAACAGGAGGGCGCGATGCCTGATAGTGTTTTCACGTTCCGCATGCCAGCCGGTATTCCTGGCGAATGCAGCCGGTTCAATGTCATCGGCACCACGATCAAGCCGGAAAACCAGAACAGTACCACACCGTTCACCCTGTTCGGCCAAGTCGGTACCATTGACGCCAACGGGGCGCGCCCCGTCCTGGCGACCGACACCGCGATCCCGCCAGTGGTCGGTATCGCGGTGCGTCCGTTCCCGACCAGTGACATGACAGTGGCACTGCCGGGTGTGGTACCTTTTGGTCCCGGTGTTCCCGCGCCACGCGGTGTGATCGATATCATGTACCGTGGTTATGTCACCATGAAGCTCAACGGTGCCACAGCGGCAGCGAAGGGCGGCGCGGTGTACGTGTACTACGCCGCCTCTGCCGGTTCCCATGTCCAGGCCGGGATCGAAGCGGCGAGCGGTTCCAACCTGTGGCAGTTGACCGGTGCCTATTTCTCTGGCCCGGCCGACGCCCAAGGCAACGTCGAGATCGCATTCCACATTTAAGGTTATGGGGTGACCACCCTGCGATAGAGGAGGGGTAACAAAATGTACGCTCATCAGATGGCGAGCGCGGTAAACGGCGGGTGGCCAACCCTCGACCGTGCCTACAGTTACACCGATGCCGCAGACGGTAGTGTTCGTACCGTGGACTCTGCGGGTGCCTTTTTGGTGAACGAACTGGAACGGCTCGACCCGACCTTGCACATGCCGCTGGCGGCGGTGACTTGGTCGCGTGACATCGATCTTCGCGAAGATGTCACGATCGCGGATGAGTCGGCGAGCTTCACCAACAGTACCTTTGCCGCGCCCGGCGGTATTGTTCCCGCCGGTATTAACTGGGGCGGTAAGGTGTCAACCGCGATCGCCGGTATCGCCACCGATATCAATAAGACCGCGCAGCCGTTGAACCTCTGGGAAATGGAACTCAAATACTCCATCCCGGAACTCGAGTCCGCGATCAAGGTCGGCCGACCTATTGATCAGCAAAAGTTTGAGGGATTAAACCTCAAACATCAAATGGACATCGATCAGGTTGTGTACGTGGGTGACTCCACGATGCAGATGACCGGGTTCTACAACAACGCGAGTATCACGGTGAATACCGCCGTGGCGGGCGGTGGCGGCTCGACCAAGTGGTCGGGTAAGACACCGGCAGAAATCCTCGCCGATGTGAACACGGTTCTGACCAACACCTGGGCCGCGAGCGGTTACTCGGTGATCCCCGATCGCTTGATTGTTCCCCCGGCGCAGTACGGTGTCCTGATCTCGCAGGTTGTCAGTGCCGCTGGTAACATTTCGACCTTGAAGTTCCTCGAAGAGAACAACCTCGCTGCGCAGCGCGGTGGCAAGCTCGAAATCTATCCGTGCAAGTGGGGCATCGGCATGGGTGCCGGTGGTACACCGCAGGTATTGGGCACTGTCGATCGGATGATCGCCTACAGCAAAGACCCGCTGCGGGCGCGCTACCCGATGACACCGCTGCAAAAGACGCCGATCCAATACCAGGGCATATATCACGTTACAACCTACTACTGCCGCCTGGGGCAGATGGAAGTGATATACCCGTCCACCTTCAGCTATTTGGACGGCATCGCCTCGCCGCATATCGCGGACGACCCGATCTCGCGCAAGTTCGCGGAGCCGGATGTCATGGGCGACACCGGGGCGATGATCAAGAAGCAGGCGGCTATCATCTAGCTGTTTGTGACGTATAGATATGGTGTTATGCTTGCCTCTCCTATGGGGAGGCAAGCATGGAACGAAACAGGAAGTACCTGAACCCGCGATTGCGGAAGTTGTGGCGGTATGACCCGGAAACCGGTAACTTCCACCACTTGTTGCGGACGTGGGGGTATGCTGGGTCGATCTTGCCGGGCGACATTGCCGGTACACTAAAGGATGGTTATGTCCAACTGGGGCACGACGGCAAAACGTACCGGGCGCATATTCTGGCGTGGGTGTGGATGAAGGGAGAGTTACCACCGAAGGGTTCCGACATCGACCACAGAGACAGGAATCGTGCTCACAACAAGTGGACGAATTTACGGTTACTGGGACGCGGCGGGAACAATTTGAACCACAATGGACCGCGCAGTGACAGTACGACCGGAGTTCGTGGAGTTTATCGTAATAGAGGTGGTAGAGCGGGAACCTTTTTTGCACGGATCACCATCGATGGTAAGATCGTTCACCTAGGTACGTATGACACCATCGAGGAAGCTGCCGAGGCGCGTCGCAGAGCGGAAGTGAAATTCTGGCGAGTACCAGTTTTAGAGGAGGCCGAAAATGCCTGATACGGTTTTTGTCACCAACCGCACGGTTGTGCAGTTGCCCGCGACACCCGACAACCCGGATGGTGGCGTGGTGGTGTTGGAGCCGGGACTCAACGAGGTGCCGGACTACGCAGCGAAGGCACCGTTCCTCGTCAATCTGGCGCGTGTCTCCGCGCCCGAAGTCAAGCAGGCTCAGGCTGACGCTGAGGCTGCGAAGAAGGTTCTTGAGTCACAAGCACAGGCTTCTCAAGCGGTTGCCGAGGCACAGAAGGCGAACCTTGACGCCAAGATGAAGGCGGGCGAGGATTGGGCCGGAAAACGTCAAGCGGCGATGGATAAAGGGTTACCGTTCGCTGAGCCGCACCCCGATCCGGTGACCGAACAGTCTATTGTGCTGACCTCGCCGCCGCACGTTTACTCTGCCGCCGGGTTTATCGGCAAAGCCGAGCCGCTTGGTGGTGGTGCCGGTGGTGCGGCGCAACACGCGCCCCGTGTCACACCCGACACTGGTGAACATCACGGGGGCCGCGCCACCAAGTAGGTGACCAATGGCTGATGTGACGGATTACACCCAAATTTATTTGTCACCGTCCTGTGAGAAGTGTCGAGGCGAAGAGCGGACTTGGTGTCAGTCGGACGTGTACGATCCATGCCCGGAGTGCGGTCGGGTATCGACCTGTTATCTTGCGGCTGACCAAGTCCATGCGTTGGTGGAACAAGTAAGGCGGGCGGGTTACTGATGACTGATCGCGAAGAACGTGTCCGCCAGCGTGCCGAGGAACTTTGGCGGGAAGCGGGTCAGCCCCAAGGCCGCGACGAAGAGTTTTGGCACAAGGCTGAGAAGGAGGTCGACGCCGACCCATCACCGGAGGTGTGACATGCCCTTGACGCCCAAAGGCGAGAAGATCAAATCCGCCATGCAGGAACAGTATGGCGAGGAAAAGGGCGAAAGTGTCTTCTATGCCAGCAAGAATAAGGGAACTATTTCCGGCGTCGACAAAACCACGGTGACTCATTCCCGATCTGTACCGGGGCTAGGGAGAACCACAGTGACACATACCAATGATATCGAACAACAGATCACTGGCCCTCTCCCAGTTCCCGAACGGCACGATGATTTGTTGGGTGAGGTGTCGGAACCCGAATCGACACCACGCGGCCCACAGAAGGCAGCCCCGGCACCGGAGAGTAACAAGAAGGCTGGTGACGCTGGTAATATCGTCAAGGGTGATCCTGGCCCGCCGCCAATGTCAGCTATGTTCAATCCCAAAAAGTTGGGTGACAAGAAAAAGGCCCAGGATCAGTCGAGTACCTTTTCCAATGTGCAATCCGGCGCGCCGATGAACAATCTCGGCATGGGTATTCCGACACCCAATATCAGTGCCACGCCGGGCGCGCCGTCGAGTTCCTCGACCACGCCGCCGGTATCGACCGGTGACTCTTTGCGCTCGATGAACCAAGCCAATCGAGCCTTCTGGGCGCGCAAGCGGTGACAGGTGAGTGAATGGCGCGTGTCTCGACCGGTGGTCCGTTCCCGGCGATCAGGCCGGATGAGACGGACTTCTTCACCTTCGACTTTGGTCGAAAGCTAGGCTCGACCGGTAACATCATCGTCGCGACCTGGACATGCGCCTTTTCGCCGTCCAGCCCGCCCACGGTGTCTGACGACGATCCGAACAGCCACGTCGACCCGCAGGATATCCCGCCGCCGCCACCGCAGATCAACCGGGTGGCGGCGCTCTGTGGTGGGTTTACCATCAACGGGGTCTACACCCTCAATGTCGTGGTTGAAGTGGACGACGGGCGTGTCCTGGCGCTCTCCGGTGACGTTAAATGCGCGACCGGCATCTCGCCTGCCGACGAGATATTCACCGTCGAGGAATTCCGTGCTGATTACCCGGCCTTTGGTGACGCCTCGCGCTTTACCGACGAAGAGGTGCAGTACTGGATTGATCAGGCTTGCGCCCCGCCCAATTCGACACCAGCGCTCAACCAATATCGCTGGGGGCAGTTTTATCAGCTTGGCTTGCATCTGTGGGTAGCGCATAATCTCGCCGTTCAGGATATGCTCAGCCAGCGGGCGGGAATGCCGGGGATGCCCGGCGCGACGTATATGTCGACCCCGCTGACAGGTTCTGGTGTCGCGAGTTCAAAGTCGGTCGATGGTGTCAGTGTTAGTTACGACAACCAGATCGGCATGGAACATGACGCGGGATGGTGGGGTTTGACACCGTGGGGGAACCAGTTCCTCTACTACCTGCGGATGGCAGGCGCAGCCCCGATCCAGTTGTGACATGGAACAGCGAACAATCCTGACGATCAACGTCATTCGGGCACTGAAGGCGTTTTGGATCGCACAACCGGGTCAGATCGAGGAAGCGAACGCTATGCGGGAACTTTACCGTGCGCTCGACACTTACCTAGGAGGTGACAATGAACCCCAACGTGATAAAGAAACTCCAGCGTAACATCGACTATCACGCCGCGATGGCTGAGTACTACCAGGATAAGGTGGACAGCAAAAAGAAGAATGGCGACTCCGCAAAAGAGTCACCCCCGCCCAAAGAGGGTAGCCGCAAACCAACCGCTTCCGCGCAGCCGCCGCAGACTGACCAGGATCAGGTGCTGGCCGACCTGCACGCGGGTGTGGTGGAACAGCTTATGCCTATCCTGCGGGCGGGTGCGGAACCGGACGCTATCGCCACCGCGCAACAGAGCATGCCGCTGCGGCGCAACGAAAGCGCCGACCTGAAGCCTGCGGCGGGCCGGTTCCACTAAGATGGCACAGGGGCGGCGGGTCAACGCGCACCTGGAGATACTTGTGGACAACCATCAAATGGTGGCTGATGCAATCAAGCGACTGGCCAACACTACCATTATGGTCGGTATCCCGTCCGATCAGGAACAACCGCACTACGACGAAAAGGGCGGGCACGCCAAGGGGGTCGAGAAGCGTACCGACACCCCCAGCGGGATCGGGAACGCCAACATCGGGTACATCCACGAAACGGGTGCGGGGAACGTACCGCCGCGTCCCTGGCTGTCACCCGGTGTCAGAGCGAACCAACGGCAGTGGACAGCCTATATGAGGCGGGCCGGTGTGTTGTCCTTCGAGGGTAAGCCGGACGCTGCCGAGAAGGCGTGGCACGCGGCAGGGATGAATGCGGTGGATGGGGTCAAGGATCGTATCCAGTCCAACATCCCGCCGCCGTTGTCGGAAGTGACGGTGGCGCGCCGCCGCCAGCGCTCAGCCGGTAGCAGTTACCGGCGCAAGGCGATAACTGCCAGTGACACCACGGCGCTTATCGACACCGCGCAGTTGATCAACTCGGTGTCTTATGTCATCCGGCACAGAGGGCGTCAGGGAGACTAAACAAATGCCGAGTCTCGACGTTACGGACGCCTTTGATGTCTCGTTCTGGGATCAGATTGTGGTGGTCCGGCGGAAGGCGTTTGTTGACAATCGCGGTCGAGTGGCGACGACCGATACGCCGATGACCGCGTTGGCGGTTGTCACCGCAGCGTCACCCGTCGACCTGCAACGGGTTCCCGAATGGGGCTGGATGAACAAGACGATCTCGATTTACACCCCGTTCCGGTTACAGGGTCCGGCGACGGATGAGGCGGGAAATGTCACTCACCCCGATGAGGTGTTGTGGCGTAACTCTGTGTTTATTGTCAATTTCCTGGAGGATTATTCCGGTTACGGTCGCGGCTTTGTGCACGCGGTGGCGATCTCGAAGCAGAATGTTGACTACCCGCCGATACCCGATCCGATGGGGAACGCGTGATGGCGTTTGTCACTGACAGTCGGTTAGCGGGGTATCTGGGTCCGGCGTCACCGGGACCAAACCCGCCGGAAGACGATTCCTGGGAAGACTTCCTGCACGATGTCTTTGCTGGGGTTACCGGGTTGGACCCGACCCTGGTACGTCCACGCTGGCAGGAGGAACCGCCGCTGCGGCCCGATTTCACTGTCGATTGGATGGCGTTTGGTACCCAATCCACGCGTACCGATTTTGCCCCCGTGACTTTCCACCTCGATAATATCGGTGACGGTTACGACGCGATGCAGGAAATGGAGGAACTCGACATCCTGTGTTCGTTTTACGGACCCAATGCCGAGAGGTACCAAAGTTACTTAAGACGCGGTTTGTATGTTGACCAAAACCAATCGGTATTTCGGGCCAATGCGGTTGGTATGGTGTCCACTAGCGGGTTCACCCGTGCCGCCGAGTTCTTTAAGGAACGTTGGTGGCCGCGTAGTGACATGACGGTGACACTGCGCCGCGAGGTTCGGTACAACTACAACGTCCTGAACCTGTTGGGGGCAAAGGGTACAATCACCGCGCAGCCGCCCGGCAGGTTTGATGTCATTCACGATGATTTTGATACCGGTGTGACTCTGGAAACCGAAACATTGTGGGATAGTGGTAACACGACTTGGGATGCCAAACAAACCGTGTGGGATTTGCCGTCGTGACATCGGCCATCGATCCCAGCAAGCCGACAGAGGGCGAAGCCCTGACGGCGGATGTTCGGCAGAACTTCCAGATCGCTACCGATGAGATCAGTGACCTCCAGACCACGGTCGCCGCGCTGCAAGCCACTGTGCAGGATAATTACGACGCGATCACCGCGCTACAAGCCACGGTCGAGACGCTCAAGGCGCGGTCGCAGATCGCGGGAACATTGATCACCGTTAACCCGCCGAATACCAATTCAACTAGCTTTGTCACTGCCGGAATTGGTTTTCAGTTCACCCCGACAAACGATAGTCGGGCGATCCTCTTACTTGACGGTCAGCTTGGTAATACCGGTAACGGTAGCGGCAGCGATCTCCAGGTGGTCTTTGGTATAGGGGCTTCTCCTGCTATAGGTACTCTAATCACCGCGACTAATGGAACTTTTGTTGGCAATTTGGTCAACATGGTCGCGACAAAACCCAATGATTTTGATCCGTTTGGTATCAGTACGATGCTGACCGGACTCGTGAGTGGTCAACAGTACTGGATCGATGCCGCTTACCGTGCGGAACAAGGTACTGCCACGTTATCGCAGATGTCACTAACGATGTTTGAAGTACTGGACCCGCTGCCATGACCTCGCAAATTGATCCTTCGTACCCGCGTGAAGGTAGCGCCTATACCGCCAACGTGCGGAGTAACTTTAGTGCCGCGCAACAGGAAATCTCGGCGTTGCAGGATGCGGTTACGTCACTCAATACCCAGGTTAGTCAGTTACTCGCTGACAATGCCACCCTAAAGGCTCGCACGGTTGCGGCGACAAACCAGACATCGGATGTACCGCTTGACACCAATTCGCCGGATTTTGTCACTTCCGGTCTGGATATGCTGTTTCAGACGACATCCAGTGCCCGCGCTATCTTTGGTATTGAGGGCGCGCTGGGCAATGATCAAGAGGGTAATGTCAGCGAGGTACAACTGGTGTGGGGAACCGGTAATACGTCGCCACCAGCGGGAACCTTGGTAACTGATACAGATGGTACACTGACCGGTACTTTGGTTAGCATCACCGCGCCAGCGACGGGGGAATTACCCTTTGCGGCTACAGCACTGCTAACAGGTATGATACCGGGTGACAATTATTGGATTGGTGTCGCTTACCGTTCTCCGGCTGGAGGGAACGTCCTACTGTCTGCGTGCACGATCACCGCGTTTGAACTCCTGGACCCGATTACCCCGTAGGAGGGAACTATGGCGCAAGGTTTGTCTGTCAGCCGCGTTGTTGACGTACAGGTCAATTTCTCTCCGCAGGCGATCCCGACAGCGCGGTTTGACACCTTGCTGATTATGGGTGACAGCGGTGTTGTCGATACCGGCGAGGCGATTCGCGAGTACAACACGATCAACGACGTGGCGACCGATTTCACGACCACCGCGCCGGAATACCAAGCGGCGTTGTTGTTCTTCTCGCAGGTACCGCAGCCGAGTACCTGTTACATCGGCGCGTGGGCGAACACTGCGACCAAGGGTCGGTTGACCGGTGGGTTACTGACCAGTTTGCAGATGCTGATGTCAAACTGGACGACGGTCACCAATGGTGGGTTCAGTGTCAGTATCGACGGTGTCGCGACTCCGGTCCAGGTCAGCGGTTTGAATTTCAGCGCCGCCGCCAACCTGAACGCGGTGGCCAGTACGATCCAGGCTGCCCTACGCACCGCTGCCAGTGCCCCGACACTGACCTTTACTTGGAACGGTACCCAGTTCCTTTGCCAGAGCGGTACCAACGGTCCAACGTCATCGGTTGGGTTCTTTGGTGTACCGACCGGTGGTGGCACCGATATCTCGGCGCAGTTGATGATGACCAGCGCCACGGCGATCCGCAGCGTGGCCGGTATCGCAACCGAAACCCCGGTGGCGGCTGTCGTGCGTGTTGATGGGCGCGGCTGGTACGCGGTGACTTTCGCCGCGTCGCGGGTACTGACCGACATCGAGCATATGGCGATCTCGGCCTATATCGAGGCTGCCAGTGACAAGCATATGTACGGGATCACCACCAACGAGCAAACCTGTCTCGACCCGGCGAATGTCACTGATATTGGGTCACAGGCGATGTTGGCCGACTATATGCGGACGGTGATCCAGTGGTCACTGTACAGCCCCCACGCCATCTGTAGTTTCTTTGGCCGGGCCTTGACCGTGAACTTTGAAGGGTCCAATACCACCTTGACCATGAAGTTCAAGGTGGAACCGGGTGCCACGCCCGAAGTGCTTTCCGGGTCGAACGCGACGACACTCGCGGCTAAACGGATCAATGTCTACATCCAGTACAACAATGGCGCGGCGATCACCCAGGAAGGCGTCATGTCGGGCCGGGCGTATTTTGACGAGATGCACGGCTTGGATTGGTTGAGTAACCGGATACAGAACGACTTGTTCAATGTGCTCTATACGTCACCAAAGATACCGCAGACCAACCCCGGTGTGCATGTTCTGGTGACAACCTGTGACGCCTCGTTGGCACAGGGGGTACAGAACGGATTGATCGCGCCCGGTGTGTGGAACGCGCCGGGTTTTGGTGAGCTTCATCAGGGAGACACTCTGCATAACGGGTTCTATACCTTCGCCAACAATGTTGACACGCAGTCACAGGCGGATCGTGAATCCCGTATTGCACCGCTGATCCAGATCGCCACCAAGTTGGCCGGTGCCATCCATTTTGTCGACGTGTTGATCAACGTGAACAGGTGATGGACTAAACCATTGATATTGTTGTGTTTTTCAATATTATTGCTACAGCCACGGCTGAAGCGTAGAGTAGAGAGGAGGTGACAGGAGGATTGTGAGATGAGGCGACCCCGCGTGCTGATCGAGGGTGACTATTTTGTGTACGCACTCTTTAGACCGGACAACGGGGCCGTGTTTTATATCGGAGGCGCTAGCAGAGAGAAGCGCCTCCGTGAACGAGGAACTAGAGGGCGAGGTAAGATGATTAGGGCTTTGGAACGGGCGGGTTATACGGAAATTCCATCTATCGTGATCCGGGCTGGGTTAACCCGTCTTGCGGCACAGGAATTAGAGAGTGCGTTTATACAGGCTATCGGATGCATGCCTGATGGTCCGTTAGTTAATAAATTTCGTATTGGGGTTATTATTGATGAAGAGGGTCGGCGTAATATGTCACTCGCTGCTAAGGCGCGGGATCGCTCCGGTGACGACGAGATGCGGCGACGCGCGCGGATGGGTGACCTGGATGTTCGGGTTAGGATGAGCGACTCGGCAAGGAAGCGAGAGCGGACAGTGGAGTTTGAAACGCGGCGATTAGCGGCGGCTCATTCACCGGAGGCACGGAAAAAGCGTGGTGTCAGCCAAGCTAGGCGAGGTTGGATCACTAATGGGATTGAGGAAGTTCGCGCTCTGAAAACCGATCCGATCCCCAATGGCTGGCGGCGTGGTCGATTATCCGGTGTCGCCTCTGAAGCGACCCGCGAAAGGATGAGAGCTAGTAGACTTCGTTACATCAAAGAGAGTGTTTGAGTAGGTGACTCTTTGGCGGGTGTAGCTCAGGGGTAGAGCGTTGGGTTGTGGTCCCGGCGGTCGCGGGTTCGAATCCCGCCACTCGCCCCAAGGAGACAAAAGTGATTTCTGACGGTTTCCTGAAAATCGCCCCGTCACCTTATGCTGTGGATGGCGGCGGGCTGACGCAGTGGGATGAGCAAGTGACCAGTTGGGATAGCGGTACCACGATGTGGGATTTTAGTGTCACGACGGGTATCCGCTACAACATTGTTTGGGCACGTAACCAGTTACGTGGGGTTCACCTAAAGGTGACATCTTGAGGAGGGTGACAGATGGCGACGTACAGTTTCAATGACAATATGTGCGCGATTGCCGGACCCAACGGTTCCTTCAACCTGGGTTACGGATCGTGTAACTCCGAAGGCGGTATCTCGGTGAACATGGTTGAAGACAAATCGACCATGACTATTGGGGCGGATGGGTGTGTCATGCACTCGCTGCATTCCGGTAAGGGCGCGACGGTCACTGTCCGCTTGCTGAAGACCAGCCCGACCAATGCGTTGCTGTCACAGATGTACGCGAATGATACGGGCACTGCCGGGAACCCCGCCGGTACTGCCAATCACGGACAGAACCAGATCAGTATCCGTGACTTGCAGCGCAACGATGTTATTACCTGTCAACAGTGCGCGTTCGCGAAATTTCCCGATGTCACTTACGCGAAAGAGGGTGGCGAAATGGTGTGGACGTTCCATGCCGGTGTCGTTGACTTCATCCTTGGCACGGGACTCGCCGTCGCGTTCTGACATTAGTCACAAGGGAGGGTGACAATGGAAGAACTAGAGATCAACGATGTCTGGTACCGCACCGGGAAACTCGACGCGTTCAAGCAGTTTCACCTGTTCCGCAAGCTGATGCCATTGTTTAGCGGGATGGGTGAGACTGCGGCGTCACAGGTTGCGGCGGCGGCACAGGCGGCGGGCGCATCGGAGGAACTGGTGCGCTGGTCGTCACTCGGTCCTATCGCCCAAGCGGTCGCCGACATGTCACAACAGGACAGTGAGTTTATCATCAAGACCTGTCTTGCCGTGTGTACCCGCAAGAACCCGGTGGGGCAGTGGGTCCGTCTGGCGACACCGGCTGGTGACCTGATGTTCGAAGACATCGATCTGACGATCATGCTGCAACTGTCGTTTGCGGTGATCCAGGACAACCTTGCGCCTTTTTTTCCAGGCCGCTCCCTCAACGGTTCGGGAGCCGAGGTGGCCCAAGTATCGAATCCGCAGACATGACGGATGGCGAGTACTGGCTAATGCGCCCGGTACTCGAAGGGATGTGTCACTACGAATCGTTGAAGAACTGCGCATTGGATTTGTCAGACGTGGCGCGGATGAACGAGGCGATAGATGTGCGCAACGAAAACCGCGCGCGTGTCGAAGACGTGATGGAAGCAGAACGGAACCGGTGACATGGCTGAAAGCGTCCTAGAGTCATTTGTCATCAAGCTTGGTTACCAGATTGACCAAGCGAGCGCGAAGCGTTTCATCACCACGATCACTGACGGTCTAAAGGGCGTCCTGGAGTTCTCAGGCGCGATCATGGGGATGGCGGTCGCGGCAGAGGAAGCCGTGCGCCGTACCGCTGCCCAGATGGCGCGGCTGTCGTTTGCCGCCACGATGGGCGGTACCACGGTCAACAAGTTACGGGAGGTAGGCTACGCTGTCGAAGCGGTCGGTGGAAGTTACCAAGACCTTATTGGCGCACAGGTATCACTGAACCAGAAACTGACCGAAGCCCCGTGGATGAAGGGCATGCTGCACTCGATGCTGCACGGTCACTCGATGGACATGGACGGTATCATCAAGCGGTACCACGAACTGTCGTCTGGCCCGCTGGGTGAAGCCTCCGCTGCGGCGGTGAACTTCTCCCGCGTCATGCGGGAACAGTACGGCGTCAATATGCAGATTGCCGAACAGTCGCACCGTCATTGGAAGGAATTCGCCGACGTACAGGAACACAATAGACAAGTTACCATGCTGTTCCGCAAGGAGATGGATCAGGCCGAGGCGAACTCGGTCAAGATGCAGTCTTCGTGGACAAAGCTGGGTTTCACCGTTGACACTATGTGGAAGAGTGTCACCGGGGGTTTGTCGGGTATCCTGTCGCATGTCTTTGATAAGTTTGATGAGTGGTTACAGACGAGCGCGCCTGAAATCAACAAGTTTATGGAGGAACTCAATCCTCTCATTGACCAGATCACGACCGACATCCTGAACTGGATGGATGACATAGTCAAACACCCGGAGAAGGTCAAAAAGGCGTGGGACGATGTCAAAGCTTTTGTGACTAACACCTGGGATAACCTCAAACAAATTTATCAGGTGATGCATGATGCTGTTTGTGCGCTGGCTGGTGCCTTTCATTGGTTGAGTGAGAAAGTCGGTGGTGACGCTAATGCCGCCATAATCTTGTTTTTAGCGTATATGGGAAGATACGCGATAATTGATACATTCGCCAAAGCGGTTGGTGGGTTGGCTAGCAGTTTATTCGGTGTCGCGACTCAGGGTGCCGCTGCCAACGGTATTCTCCGCACGATGGGCGGGTTGCTGATGGCGGGCGGCGGTATCGGTGCCGGTATCGTTGGTTTGGGCGCTGTTATGGCGTTGTTTTATAGTACCAAAGATTGGATGAAGAAGGTTGCCCCGATTAGTCACTCCGGTCCTGTAGAGAACCGCCCGAACTATTCAGACAAGCCTTGGTACGAACGGATATTTGGAATAGTACCCGGTAGTCACGAAAGTACCTATCATCGTGGTGGTAAACCGCCGGGGATGCAGCAAGGCGGTATTGTTCCGATTAACGCCCATGCGGGCGAGATGGTGTTACCGTCACAGATTAGTACAGGGCTACAGTCCCTTTTTATGAGTGGTGGGCTTGGTGACTCGATGGAAGATTTGAGTCACTGGTTGATGAATGACTCTTCGTTTCAGCCTTTTGTCACATTTGCGACGGAAGTTTACGACAAGCTGACCGACGCGTTTGAGGAAGCCCTTGTTCGGGTTGGTGGTACCGGCGGCGGCGCTGGTGGTGGCGCTGGCGGCGATGGTGGCGGTGCATCTCCTGATGGTGGTGGTGCGACACCTGATCAGGGTGGACCGGCGGGAGCGGGGGCGATATCACAAAAAGCTGCTGAGCTAATCTCGCGGGCTGAAGGAACATTCACCAAAGCTGGTATTAATTACAACGCTATGTACAGCGGTGAGATGAAAGGACTCACCGAAATGACAATAGCTAAGGTTATGGAGTATCAAAGGCAGCATATGGGGAGTCACACACCGATAGGTGCGTTCCAGATGACGAGGGATACGATAGCGGACACAATTAAGGCGCTCCACCTCGATCCCGAAACGACCAAGTTCAGCCCCGAAGTCCAACGTCAGTTGGCGGGGTACCTTTTGCAGCATCGCGGTATCCAGCCGTGGACGAATCAACACCCCGAACTCATGCGGCAAGTGAAGGAGATGGGGGCGGGTGCTTTTGAGACACAAGGGACTGGTGGCGGTGGTAGTGTCGGCAAATTTGGTAAGGGTAGTAGCACCGCGCTTTTGGAGATCATGAACCAAGCCTTCACGGCGGCGTTACCGTCTGGGTATAGCGTGAGACAGACATCCGGCGCGCGACCCGGCGGTGACCCATCTTCGGGTCACTATCGCGGTAAAGCTGCGGACTTTGAGATTATTGGTCCCGATGGCAAGGCGATCCCCAACGAAGGGGCTGATCGTTCCGGTTTATATCGTAAGGTCGCCATTCAAGCGTATCTCGCCGCGATGCAGAAGTATGGGCCGGAAATGGCCAAGCAATTGGGTTGGGGCGGTCACTTTGGTAGTCACATTCACGGCGGCGGTGCCGCCGATTTGATGCACTTCGATTGGTTGTTTAAAGGGATACGCGGTAAGATCGGAAATATGTATCAGGAGTATAATGAGGCACTAAAACTGTTTCAGACACAGAGACAGAATATGCAGGAAACCGTCCGACGTGACCAAAGCGATATCAAATATGGTACCGGTTTGAAGTCTCCAACTGTCGATAACAGTACCAACGTAACAAATATCCACGGTGTGACCGATCCACACGGGGTGGCTCGCGTGACGGCGGATTTGGGTGACAGGCGGTCGTCTTATCGTAAGCAGAACCAGAGGACGTATGTGTCATGAGTGACCCCCGCGATCTGGTTCCTCCACCCGGCGGGATTGGGGGTGGAGGCGGTGATACTTCTAACCTGCCCTCTGGTGTCGGTGGTGGGGCTGATCTTAGTCAGTATGCTAAAGCTAGCACTGACTTGTCGCTGGACAGCGACTTTAAATCCAAAAGTAGTGACAGGTTTCAATCGAGTGACTTGAGCCAGCCGTCGAGCGAAGCGGAATCTTGGCGCAGCGTGTCAGACCAGATGGAGCCATCGGATGGTGCCGGTTCCGGTAACATCGAGAAGGAGTCAAAGCACAACGATGCGCAGTGGATTCGTAAGTTCAGTCTCGTCGTGTACAAGAGCGGTGTCACCGACATTGGTGGTGGCCAGGATATCGGTGCTACCGGTGATTATGGTGGTGGTGGGGATGCCCGTAGGCTAGACCTGTCCCGCGCTTTCCTGCCACGCGCCCGGCGTGGTAATGTTATCCCGTTCCGCCGCCCCGGCTTGCGCGACGATCCGGCGGTGTCGAGTACCGATAGCGGCGGTAACGCCCCGGCACCAGAACAAGAACAGGGACACAGTGAACCGGGCCTCGACCTGTCCAATCTACGCTGCAACTTTAGTATCCAAAAAACCACAAACAGCACGCCAAACGTCTTCTATGCGCGTGTCTATAATCTCGCGCCAGAGACACTTGCCAAGGTAATCGAGTTCACCCGTGTACGGGTTCTGGCCGGGTACAAATACGCCAACTACGGATTGGTCTTTGATGGCACCGTGGTGCAGTACCGGCGCGGCAAAGAGAACCCGGTTGACAGCTATATCGAGATACACGCGGCTGACGGCAGGACGATCAACGACGCGACGATAGCGACATCGTTTCCGAAGGATAGTACCAAAGCGGATATCTACAAAAAGCTCCAGGAGGAGCGGCTGGCGTTGGATAAGACCGAGAAGGTAGGCACCACCGACTATAAGCAGTGGCAGGACAAGATTCAGCGTATGCGGGTTCTCGCGGGTCATGTCCGTAACTATGAGCGCCAGCTTCATCAGGAAGACGATATGCACGGCTGGACGGAGAACGGCGAGTATGTGACAATTCTGAAGACCGCGTATCTTGACAGTGAGGCGGTGGTCTTGTCACCAAAAACCGGATTGGTCGGTCAGCCGGAAGTGACACCGCAGGGTATCCAGATCAAGTGTCTGTTGAACCCCCGGCTCAAGCTTGGCGGTTTGGTAAAGCTTGACACTAACATTATATCGGGTGTCGCTTACACGCCCGGCACCGCAAGCAAGACCGATGCAAACGGTCAGGTGATCCCAGGCGATCCGACCGGCGGTATGATCGAGGATGAAAACCTTCAGATGGCGAATTTTGGCGGGCAGTTGGAAACCGCGTATACGTCACCAAAGGGTCGGTACAAGATACTCCTGATGACGATCTCCGGTGACACAAGAGGGAACCCGTGGTACTGCGATCTTGTCTGTGTTGCCTTGGACAGTAAAAATAGGGCGATCTTGGGAACCAACCAGTCCAACGCCTTCAACCGCAGGGCTTCGCAACAGGCGCGAGGGGATACTGAAGTCGCACCGACAAGGAGGGTGATCGATGGCCGGTTCCGGCGGCGGTAATGGTGACTTTGGCGGGGGCGGTCCCGGTGATAACCTCCCCAGTGACGGTACCGGCAGTGACTTTGGTGGTGGTCACGACACCCTTGCCAATGTCAATTTTGGTGGCGATGTATTCGGGAACTGGCAACCGGCGTTTTTTATGCCGCACAGCCGGTCTATCGGTGGTATTGTCGCCCAGGTGACAATTGACGAGCAAGCCAGTGACGATATACAGATTACAGAGCATCCGGTGGAACAGGGAGCGCCGATAGCGGATCACGCTTTCAAGCGCCCGGCACAGGTGGCAATCCGCGCCGGGTGGTCACGGGATTTCGCTTACGATCTGAGTGCCGAGAGTGGTGTCTACGGCTTGTTACTGTCGTGGCAGGCGGCGCTGTTACCGTTTGATGTCTATACCGGCAAGAGACACTACACGAATATGCTGATCGAGCGGTTACAGGTGACCACCGATCAGCACTCCGAGTATGCGCTGATGGCGACAATCGCCTGTCGTCAGGTGATTATCGTGAACACCACGACGACCGATGTACAGATGGCGGGCAGTGACAATGATAAGTCGGACCCGGCATCACAGGAAGGTGAAGTCAAGAGCGGTGATAAGCAGGCCACGGAAACCGGTACGGTGAGCGGTGACAGCGCGTCGTATTATGATCCGAGTACCGGACAGACCGTAACTTTTGACCCGGCAACCGGACTGCCTAACGCGTTACCCTCGACACCACAGGCCGGTGCGGTGAGTAGTCAGCTAAAGGCCAATAGCGCCGAATCGCCAAACAACCCATCGGTACCGGGGGTCGGGTCAGGGGATATCCCCCTCCTCGGTAATGTGGCATGAGTACCATCTACGAAGTTCCGCTGACATCGCGTGCGCAGCAACTGCGCCTCGATATCGGTGGCACTGTGTACACGCTGCATATCAAGTACAACCGGGTGTGCGGCTCCTGGGTGATGGATGTCAAGGACTCCGCTGACGCTCCCTTGTTGGACGGTATCCCATTGGTGACAGGTACTGACCTGTTTGGTCAGTTTCGCTACCTGGGTATCGGCGGCGGTTTGCCGATGATTGTGATGACGACCGGGCCGGGACGATCACCGGACGAGGTACCAACCTACGACAATCTGGGTACTGACGGTCACCTCTATTTTGAGACATTGGTGTAACCGATGAGCGGGTCCGGCGGCATCTTTGACATGACCGAAAGGTTCATGGACGAAGATGAAACCGCATACCAGGAACAACAAGCCTTGCAGGCACGGATGCACACCGCGCATCCGTGTATCATCGAAGAGCACGAACCTAGCCAGAACACGGTCAAAGCGACATGCGCTACACAGTTTAATTTTGTAAACCCCAGAGACGGCAGCACGCAGTGGAAGACGGTCCCGACCGGGGCTGACATGCCGGTGTTGATGCTTGGTGGCGGCGGGACAGCGATCACCATTCCGGTACAAAAAGGTGACGAGGGGTTGGCGGTCTACGCCAGCCGCAACATCGATAATTGGTGGGTGAAGGGGGGTCCGCAGCCGCAGTTCGATTCGCGGATGCACGATCTGAGTGACGGTTTTGTCATCCCCGGTTTTCGTTCCCAGCCGAATAAGATACCCAATGTCAGTACCACCGCGTGGGAGTTACGGACAAACGACGGGAACACAAAGTTCACCTTCAACCCACAAGCGGGAGGACATACCTTTTTAGCTGACGGATCGATTGATCCTCACGCTCCAAGTAGTGGGCAGTTCACCTGGACCGCGCCCAGCAATCCGAGTCAGTTTCTCGGAATGGCGCTTAATAGTACCCTGCAATTTCAGTTACACAATGCCAGTAACTATATCACTCACGCGGCCCAGGCGGCGGGGCTTGCTACACCCGCCGCGCTCATCGGTGGTGCGCTCAATGCTGCGGAACAGGCACTCGGTGCGTGGCAGGCGATCACCAACGGGTCGTTCCAGATACCGATCAACAATCTGATCCATCAAGTCACCGGACTGAACTTCGCCGCTGTTCAGAGCCTCAACGATGTCGCTAGCATCATCAACACCGGATTGAGTGCAGCGGCGGGCGGGCAGGCACTCGCCAACATGGCGTGGAACGCGGCGAATAGTGCCTTTAACCTGACCGGTATCATGTCCGGTGTCAATTCGGCTATCGGTTTTGCGAGCGCGATCACCAATCTCGGAATGGGTATTGCCGCTGGTGTCGGTCAGGATATCTCGGCACTGCTAAAGATGACTTCGGGACTCGCCAACAACCTGTTGGGGGGAACCGGCCCGGCAGCGAACTTGATCAAGATACTGGCGCAGGGTCAAGTCGCGCTTACCGCCGCGAATCAGTTACTGCATACCACGCCGCTCGCGACGTTTAGTAACATGGTCAAAGCCTTTGGCCGGATCGATGCGGGCGGCGGGTTTTTTGTCAACGGTGTTCCTATCGGTGGCGGCAGTGGCGGTGGCGGTGTCGGCCCAACCGGACCTACCGGTCCCACCGGACCCACCGGACCCCCTGGCACGGGCGCGACCGGTGGCGGCAGTATTGTCGTTTCCGATACCCCGCCAGCGTCACCTCAGAACGGGAATCTGTGGTGGGATTCGTCGCCGGGAATCGGGCAACTCTATATTTTCTACTCGGACCCAAATAGCTCACAGTGGGTCATCGCCAACTCGTCGGTAGCCGGGCCAACGGGACCGGCCGGTGGCGCTACGGGGCCACCCGGTGCCACGGGCGCAACGGGTGCTACCGGCGCGACCGGTGCGGGCGTGACGGGTGCTACAGGCGCGACGGGCGCAACCGGCGCGACGGGTCTTCAGGGAGCCAACGGCGCGACCGGCGCTACAGGCGCGACCGGCCCAACCGGCGACATCAGTCAAGTGCCGGGGCCGCGCGGCGCGACCGGACCAACCGGCGCTACCGGTGCCACTGGCGCGACCGGACCAACCGGCGCGACGGGACCGGGCGGCACTGGCGCGACAGGCGCTACAGGTGCCACAGGCGCTCCTTCCACCGTTCCCGGACCTACTGGTCCGACCGGTGCCACAGGTGCAACCGGTGCACCTGGACCCAGTGTTACCGGTGCCACCGGTGCCACAGGTGCCACCGGACCCACGGGCGCGACCGGACCCACAGGTAATACCGGACTCCAGGGTGTCGCTGGCCCAACCGGACCAACCGGTGCAACAGGTAATACCGGGGTTCAAGGTATACCCGGACCTACCGGTCCAATAGGTGTTCCAGGACCGACCGGTCCAGCCGGTCCCACGGGGGCCACAGGGGCAACCGGCGCTGGTGTGCCGGTAGGTGGCACGGCGGGGCAGGCGCTCACCAAGATCGACGCGACCGACTACAACACGCAGTGGGTCACGCTGGCGACTGGCGGCACGATCACCGGCGTTACGGCCGGGACCGGCCTCAGTGGCGGCGGCACGACCGGCACGGTCACATTGTCGCTCAGCACGCCGGTCACGGTTGCCAATGGCGGCACCGGGCTGACGGCTATCCCCGGCGGCAGTATTGTGGTCGGCGGAAGTGGGACCGTCGCCAGCTGGCTCACGCCGGGAGCCAATGGCACCATTCTCTCGTCAACCGGCTCGGCAAACACCTACCGAACCCTGACGGCGCTGCTCGACGCGATTGCTGGCACCCAAGGGCAAATCCTCTATCGCAACAACGCGGTCTGGGCAGGCTTAAACCCCGGCACGGCGGGACAGGTGCTGCAAACGGGTGGAGCCGGGGCCAATCCGTCGTGGACGACGCTGAGCTTTGCGCCTCTGGCGTCGCCGGTCTTTACCGGTGATCCGCAGGCCCCGACGCCCGCAACAGCCGATAACGACAACTCGATAGCGACGACCGCTTTTGTCAAGGCACAAGGTTATGTTACCGGTGGACCTTACCTGCCATTGTCAGGTGGTACTTTAACTGGCACGTTGTTACTGGCACACGATCCGACACAACCGATGGAGCCGGTAACTTTACAGTACCTTAATTCGCATATGACATCGGGTCCGACCGGTGCCACAGGTGCTACCGGACCCACAGGTAATACCGGACTCCAGGGTGTCGCTGGGCCAACGGGACCAACGGGCGCGACAGGTGCCACAGGCGCTACCGGTAACGCTTCCACGGTTCCCGGCCCAACCGGGTCGACCGGTGCCACAGGAGTCACCGGAGCGACCGGTAACGCTTCCACCGTTCCTGGCCCAACTGGTGCCACAGGCCCAACCGGGGCTACGGGTCCAACCGGTGCCACGGGCGCGGGTAGTAATGTCACCATCGCCGCGTCACCGCCAGCGTCACCACATGTTGGTGACCTCTGGTTCGATTCTAATGGTGGTGAGACTTATCTTTGGTTTGATGACGGAAATTCCCAACAGTGGGTGATTGCCAATAGTTCACCACCGGGACCACAAGGCCCACCGGGGCCAGCGGTGGTCAGTGCAGACGCAGGTAATGCGGCTCGACTTGGTAGTGACAATCGTATCTATGTGCCGGGTACAGTGCCGATTGCCTTCCCGATGGCAGGCAAGCCAGCGGCAAGCGCACAGGTCAATGTGCCGATCCCGATACCGATGACGATCCCGGCGAATCTTGCGGGCGCGGTCGGATTTCAGAATACGATCTGCACCGCATCCGCTATCTTTACCGTCAACAAGATCAGTGGAGGGACAACGACGGCATTGGGAACAGTTACTTTCACCACTGCGAGCAAGACCAGTGTCACGCTGGCTGGGGCTGGCGGGTCACTAGCGGTCGGTGACGTATTGCAGATGATTGCACCATCGACCCAGGATACAACACTGGCCGATCTCGGAGTCACTATTCTCGCGGCGAGGGTTTGATGGCACAGGAATACATCGGGGTGATCATTGCCGCGAACACCGGAACCCCGGTCGCGGTGATCAATCCCAGCGACGATAGTGAACTCGACAACCCGCGTTTGTTACTGATCCGGGGTAGCGGCGAACCGCTGATGATGGTGAAGGTACCGCGCGGTGACTACATGGGCTTGATGAATATGCAACAGGTGGCCGATTTGGTGGAGAGGTTCAAGTCGTGACCCAGGTGTTTCTACTTGGTAACGTAGGAACCATCCAGACATTCCCCGATCCGGGGAACTGGAACCCGACCAACAACATCGTTGAATGTGTTGGTTCAGGGGGAACTGCACAACAAGTTGGCCCCTTTAGTAGCGGTGGCGGTGGTGGCGGTGCTTACGCATTTGGTCAAAACATTGCACCCACATGGCCTGCTTACTATTGTATTGGATCACCCGGTGGTGCGGGGCCTTACGCGACGAATTTTAATGTCAATTCAGCTAACAACAGCACTCAGGCGGGGTGCGTGTCGGCAGCATCGGGCGCTCAAGGCTTAAATACTGGTGGCGGCGCGGGCGGTGCTGGCGGTAACAATTTTTATCCTGCGGGATTTTCCGGTGGGACTGGAGGTAATAACGGTGGCGGTGGTGGCGGCGCGGGTGGACCGCATGGTGCAGGTTCAAATGGGGTAGCTACATCTCCTTTTAACGGAGGTGCGGCAGACGGCGGTATAGTTCCCGGTCCAGCAAATGCGGGCCAAGCTGGTACGAGTGGAAAGACGTGGGATACGTCACACGGTTGCGGTAGCGGCGGTGCCGGTAGTGCTACTACTGGCGGGGCTGGCGGAAGTTATGGCGGCGGCGGCGGCGGATGCGGCAGCACTATTAATAATAACTACGGTCCCGGCATCGTTGTCCTGACCTATCTGCCGCTTGGGATGACACAGATTTTTATCATTCCTAGCGGTTTTGGCGGGCAAGGATCGTTCCCTGATCCCGGCAACTGGAACCCGACCAACAACAAGGTTGAGCTTATATCTGCTGGTGGCAGTGGCGGTCCTTATAGCGCATTAAACCCAAACGGTGGCGGAGGCGGTGGCGGGGGTGCATATGCCTATGCAACAAACCAAAATTTTACATTCCCTGTACCGTGGTATCTTTGGGGAACGGGTAGTTCTGGCACGGGTTCTTATTCTGTTTTTGGTAGCACTAATCAGGGAGGTGGGCTGACGAGCGGACCCGGTGTAAGCGCAACCAATGGAAGTGCTGCTTTACAAGGCGGCTCAGGGGGTGGCGGAGGAGCGTCGCCTTATCCTAGCGGTTATGTTGGTGGTAACGGCGCAAAGTGGAACTCAGTTTCTCCGACCAACGGTGGCGGCGGAGGTGGTGCGGCTGGTCCACACGGTGCGGGGCTAAACGCATCGGCTTCAATAACCACCTACGCTATTGCGGGCGCGCCCGGCGATGCTGGTGTAACGCCCGGTCAGGCAAACGGGGGATCGCCGGGCTGGACTGGGACGCAGCTTAATCCGTGGGGTGGTGGTGGTGCGTGGTATGGAAGCGGTGGTGGAGGTCCCGGTGGTTCAGGGCCTACCCCTACGACGACCCGCAATGGTAACCCTGGTGGCAATTATGGCGGTGGCGGTGGCGGTGTTTATCAAGCCAGCGGTTATACGCAGGGGACAGGCGGTTCCAGCATAGTCAGCCTTACCTATCTGCCGCTTCTGCCTTCCGGCGCGCGTGCAATTATCATGGCGTGAGAGTCACATGGCACTCGATTTCCCCAATAGCCCGACCAACGGCCAAATTTATGTGGCTGGTGATGGTAGCTGGCTGTGGGATACCGCGAAGTGGAAGTCCGGTAATGGTGTCGGGTTCCTCACGACCATCGGTGACACACCACCGCCAAACCCCCAACCGGGGTTACTGTGGTGGAACTCGTCACCCGGTATCGGGCAACTGTATGTGTCCTATAACGACGGTTCCTCACAACAGTGGGTCGCCGCCAGTAACATGGGTGGCGGGTTGTACCTGCCGTTGACCGGTGGGACGGTTACCGGTAGCGTTACGATCAAGAACAACCTGACGGTAGGTGGCGGCGGTCTTGGTGATCTCTATATTGGTACTAACGATTATATCTTCTGGAATGCTGGTTCGCCTTCCAGTCCTTATATGTATGCCTCTTCTGACAATGCTGGTATGTACCTTATTATGGGGAATGTGGCTGGTTCGTTGATTGCGTTTGGTACTTACACCGGAACTGCGGGATCGATTAATAGTAACGGTGTGATGAATGTTACTGGTTCTTATCAAGTTAACGGGCGCAATGTCACGCCGGGGCAGATCGGCTTTGCCAGTTCGTTCCCAAATACCGTTCCCGCCGGGACTGCGGCAGGAATGATGGGCTTTGGTCGCCTCTTTACGCCCTATAGTAGCACGCGTGTGTTGGCGGTTATAACGGGTTCTCTGACGTTTAATACACTCAATGCCACTGGTAGTGCATATCTGCGCTATGGGACTGGGACACCACCGGTTAATGGTGCGACTTCAGCCGGGGCGACGATTAATATGCAACAGTGTGCGACAAGTACAGCGAATGCTTTTCAGATACCCGTTACATTGATTGGTGTTGTAACTGGACTAACGATTGGCACGCAGTATTGGTTTGATGTGTATCTGAATGTGAGTACCGGTACGGGTATTTTCTTTAGTGACGGCTACACGTTTCTAGAGGTCTAGTCCGGTGCCTATGAATTTCCCCGACGCACCAACCAACGGCCAGACCTTTACGTCTGGTGGTGTGGTGTGGACATGGAATGGTGTATCCTGGAATCCGACATCGACACCGGGCGGTGCCGGTGTCTCCAATGTGTTTATCGGAGACACAGCACCGAGTAACTCTGTCAACGGGAACCTGTGGTGGAACTCGTCACCGGGTGACGGTCAACTGTACACCTTTTTTAACGATGGAACCTCTTCCCAGTGGGTGGTGGCGAACAATTTGGGGGCCGGACTCTACCTGCCGATGCTGGGAGGAACTTTGCAGGGACCGTTACTATTGGCAGCGGACCCAGCCGCGAACGCCCCTCTTGGTGCCGCTACCAAGCAATATGTTGATGCCGCACCCCACAGTGTCGGACGTAACCTGTTACACAATGGTCTGTTTAATGTCCAGCAACGTGGCACAGGACCGTGGACGACCAGCGGAATTTACACGGCTGATCGCTGGCGCGTAAATATCAATGGCGCTGACACTGATAGTTGGTCATTGGTAGCCTTGAGTGACACGGCCCGTAGTCAAATCGGTGATGAAGCTGCGATCTGGTGTCTATCAAACACGTTTACGGGTAGTGCCGCCGCTGGTTGTAGTAGTTACGTAGGGGAGAGGATCGAAAAAATCCGCCGTCTGAGCGGTAAGACTGCCACTGTATCGTTTTATGCTGCCGCCGCTTCCGGGTCACCACAATTAGCCATCAACGCCTTTGAGAGATTTGGCACTGGCGGATCACCTTCACCTGATGCGTGGGTTTTTGCTACAGGGTTTCCGGTAACCCTTAGTACCACATGGGCGCGATATTCTGTGACGTTTACGATACCGTCAGTAAGCGGCAAAACATTTGGGACGAATGGGGATGACTTTTTTGAGTTAGATTTCATCTATACGTCCACGCCAGGAAATCCTATTGCCGGTAACATTCCCGCACAAAGCGGCACGATCCAATTGTGGGGCGTCCAGCTTGAAGTCGGCAGCGTCGCCACCCCGCTTGAGAAACCCGAATACCGGATCGATCTGGCTAACTGTCAGCGGTTTTATCAGGTGTTATGGGCGCTTTTAAGCGTCTATCAAAGCATCGGTGCGACAAATTATCAGTTTGCTGTACCTTTTGCGGTGCCAATGCGAGCATCACCGACACTGACAACACTAGTTAATAATAACACGAACATGTCAGGTTTTTCGTTAGCGGTTGCTAATGGTTATGTCTACACCAATGGTGCGGCAGCCGCAGCGGGTACAGCCACTGTCAATATTAATTTTACAGCATCAGCGGACCTATGAACATGGCAGAATACCAACAAATCTGGGATATGATGTCACCGGGCGCGATCTCGGAGACAATCCTGCGCACCGCAGATCAGGCACACATACCGCCTGATCCGGCCAACCGTGACCGACAGGAATACGAAACGTGGTTGGCTGGGGGTAACAACCCCGATCCGCCCGATCCGCTGCCGGAACCGCCACCGCCTCAACCGGTGACTCTACCGGCACACCCGGAGGGACCGATGGACGCGACGACAAAGGAATATGTTGATAGTCTGATAGCGTCGTTGCGAGCGCGGCTCGATGCTCTTGAAGAGAAGTGACATCCGATGCCAATGAACTTCCCAGACACACCGACCAATGGTGCCACCTTCACCAGTGGCGGCAGTACCTGGACGTGGTTTACGACACCGGGTGCCTGGAAAGCGGCTACGGCATCCGGTGGTGTAGCAAATTTGTATCTGCCGCTGACAGGTGGAACTCTTAGTGGATTACTTACTGCACCTCTTGGATTACGCGCTTCAGGTAGCGCCTTTAATCTAGGGAACACACCCACTTGGGCTTTGTTAAACACAGCATTTAATACGCTCGCCAACAGTGGTTCAATGGGTATTGGGTGGAACTATTCCAACGGCGGCGGTGAGACAAGTTTCTTTATCAATCGGGGCGGCGGTAACACAGGTGGTCTGATTATTTACGATTTCCCAAATACCTCGGGAACTCCAACACCGCTTTTGGCGCTTAATGGGGTGGGTGGGTTAGTCCTTGGCGCAGCCAATATGCAAGCGCCCCAACAAATCCAACCCGGCTCAATTATGGCAAGCGTCTTGACCACCTTGGGCGCGACGGGGCTGTTTAACAATGTCTATAACGACACGTCGGGTAACAACCATCTGATTGCCAACGCGATGGCAACCGCGATGAATAATAGCAGTGGTAATTTTGGTTTTTATCGTGCCGCCGCTGCCGCTGTCGGTTCCGCACCCGTTTGGATACAGAGCGTTGGAATTGGTACTGTTGGTAATCTCGCGGTCTATTGTGACCAAAACTATGCGCTCCAAATTTCAAACCAAGCTGGTACCACCAATATCCTAAAGATTTCCGGTAGCAACACTATCGATCCTGCTTGGCCAAGCATCCGCAGTGACGGGAACAATCTCGTCCTCAATCCTAAGAGCGGTGGTGAGATTTATTTATCATATGATGTAACATCTGGTTTTGTGTGTGTCGGTAGTACAACTAATAATGTTAATGACCCACTGGAAATACACACACCTACGACCAATTACTGTCGAGTAAGATACTATACTAGTCGAACATGGAGTGCTGGTGCTTTTGGCTCTGGTGCTGGTGCAAGTTCGGGTATGTTTGGTCTTGCTGATGAGAGCGGCGGTAAAATAGAACTAACACT